TCTTCCAGTAGAGTGCCAAGGGACTGCCACAGGAGACGTTCACACGATGGATGATGCAGTCGTGGAGCAGATATGGGGCGAAGTCGTATCATGGTATAAAGCGGGCGAGAGATGCGTTTTATCGAAAAATATGGAAGAAGCAGCAGAGGGGATACGAGAGCATCACACGGACGTGGGGATGATAACGGAAACTGTACTAGCGTTTCTGGATAAGCCGATTACGGACAATTGGTATAAATTGTCACTACATGAGCGACAGGAGAAATTGGGTAAACCGTGCGGTATGTGCACGCATCAACGCAAGTTTATTTCCATGCGTGAGATATGGAAGGAGGCTTTAGAGGGAGAGGGGGAAACGCCAAGCTATGATGTGAGAAGGGAGATTAATACGGCGATGAGTTTTTTACGAGCACGAGGTTGGACTCGTGCTACACACCGCCTCGGGCGGAACTATGGAGATAAGCCTGTAACAGGATTGAAACGCCCCGAATAGCAGTAAAACGGAAGCTACAACGCCTCTCGTGCAGAGTCGATTTGTAGCTTTTTGTAGTCTTGTAGTCTTGTAGTCTGCAACTTTCATACTTTCTAAAATGCCTTTGTGCTTGCTTGCTGTAACGCAAAAAAAAATACATTTATTTATATATATTTCAGACTACAAGACTACAATATATATATATATATATAAAAAGAGTAGGATACATATAGCTTTTCAACCTTAAAGCTGTTGTAGCCGTTTTGTAGTCTGAGTGTAGCTTTGTAGTCTGAAAGCTACAATTTTTTTTGTTTTACCCCTTGCAACCGCCTAAAACGTATGATATCATAGTATCAAATGCAGAAAAGAGGTGCACGAGATGCAACGCTTTACACCGCACGACTACCAAACCGCAGCGATAAACTTAGTGCTACGAAAAACCAACTTAGCTCTGTTCTTAGAGATGGGATTAGGCAAAACAGTCATCACCTTATCCGCTATCGCAGAGATGAAGCGCAGGGGCACGATAACCAAACCAACGCTTATCATCGCCCCGCTCCAAGTCGCACGCCACACGTGGGCAACAGAAACAGCAAAATGGGAACACACTCATCACCTGCGTGTCGCATGCGTCGTGGGGCGCAAAGTGGAGCGGGAAAAGGCGTTGCGCTCTGATGCCGATATTTACGTTGTAAATCGGGAGAACGCAAAGTGGTTGATGGATTATGCCTTTGAGATACAAAGCAACGGTGAAAAACGTATGCAATTCGATATGCTGGTCATTGACGAGTTAAGCGGTTACAAGTCGTCCACCACGACAGCACGTTTTAAGCCGCTGAAAGCGTATCGCCACAATTTCAAGCGCATCGTTGGGCTCACTGGAACGCCTTCACCGAATGGGTTAGCAGAGCTGTGGTCGCAAATGTACATCATCGACGGAGGAGAGACGCTGTATAGTAACGAGTACCGCTTTATGAACGAGTTTTTCATCGTCAACCGTGACAGTGGGTTTCCGATAGTGACACAAAAGAAAATCGCCGAAACGGAGATACCGAAACGCATTGAAAAGAATGCTTTTTCTTTGAAAGCGTCGGATTATCTCAATCTTCCGAAGCGTATCGATTTGTTTCACACGGCATCGCCCACGCCATCGGAAGCCAAGGCAATGAAGGAGAAACTAAAAGAATACTTATCCAAGATGCGTGAAACTGGACAAGATGACTTGAGCATGTTCACCAAGGCAATGCAGGTAGCAAACGGAGCGATCTACGACGCAGACAAACAGGTTCACATTTTAAGCGACGTAAAGCTATCCGTGATGGAGGAGCTTGTAGAGTCCGCAAAAAGCCCATGCATCGTTTTCTACGCGTTTAAGCACGATGCAGACCGCATTAAAAAGCGTTTCGGAGACAGATGCAGAGAGTTAAAAACGCCACAGGACATCATCGAATGGAACAATGGAAATATAGAGATTTTTTTGCTACACCCCGCATCGGCAGGGCACGGACTCAACCTGCAAGCAGGGGGACACACGATTATATGGTTTGGCTTGACGTATAGCCTTGAGCTATACCAGCAGGCGAATGCGAGGCTACACCGCCAAGGGCAGACGAAGCCCGTCACCGTAAACCACATAATCGCCGAAAACAGCATCGACGGTATTGTGATTGAGGCGTTACAACGCAAAGGAGAAACACAGGACTCACTTATGAAAAGCGTAAAGATGAACATTGAAAAACTGTTGCTATAAAAAAATTTCAAAAAAAGTTGATTTCACTGTTGACGGCGTTGCAATCATATGATATACTGTTCTTAGATGGTTGAGCGACAACCATACTAAACCAAAAGGTGGAGTTAAAATGAACAAGTTAAAAGTGATTATGGATTGCGAAAACGGCTGGAAAGACCTCGGATTTATGGGTACGAGTTTTGACAACAAACACATCGAGTACTACTACAAAAACGACAAACTCGGCGCAGAGTGCACAGTGTCGTTCCCACAGTCAGACGACTACGACGTGTACACAAACTACACACCAAGCGACGCAGTAAAATACGAAATTTTTGAAAACGAAGAATAAGCCCACCAGGGCTTTTTTTTGTTTTGACATTATCACATTTTGCGTTTACAATGGTATCATAAGGAGGGTGAAAACTATGGTGATGGGGAGACCAAAAAAAACTATCGATTTGGTGGAGCTAAAAAAGCTATGCGAAATGCAGTGCACAGCGCATGAAATATGCGGTTTTTTTGGTATTCACGAAGAGACTTTAAACAGGATCGTAAAAGACGAGTATGGGATAACTTTCCCAGAGTATTTTGAACAAAGCCGCTGCACGGGAAAAGCGGCGTTGCGCCGAAGGCAGTTTCAGACGGCGATGGACGGAAATCCCACCATGCTTATATGGCTTGGCAAGAACTGGCTGGGGCAGGTCGACAAACAGGAGATCACGCAACACAGTGACACAGTCGTCAAGGTGAAGATAACGGACACGGCAGATGATTGAGTATGAGATTACGGCTAGGCGGTTTAACCGCGCATATCTCTCGTATCTCGGTGACGACACGCAGACGCAAATCTTTTTCGGCGGTTCATCTAGTGGAAAAAGTTTCTTTCTCGCGCAGCGGTGTATCATTGACGTTGTATCTTTTCGGCGTAACTATCTTGTGTGCCGTAAAACGGCGCGGACAATAAAGAAAAGTTTGTTTAACGAGCTGTGCAAGGCGATCGTCGCATTCAAAATGGAACGCCTTTTCACCATCAACAAGACTGACTTGACGTTCACCTGTATCAATGGCGCACAAATACTAAGCGCAGGCTTGGACGATACGGAAAAGGTGAAGAGTATTACCCCGACGCAGGGGGTTCTTACGGACATATGGATTGAGGAAGCTACCGAAACGGAGTATAACGACGTGATGCAACTGCGAAAAAGGCTACGTGGAGAAAGTGCATCGCCGAAAAGGCTTATACTCTCGTTTAATCCCATATATCAGACTCACTGGCTGTACAAAGAGTACTTCACACATTACACAGAGTCACCGTATCGGCGTGATGATTTACTTATACTCAAAACGACGTATAAGGATAATGATTTTTTAACTGACCAAGATAGATACACGATGGAGAACGAGAAGGACAGCTATTTCTACAACGTGTATACATTGGGAAACTGGGGAGTCTTGGGGAAAACGATATACACGAATTATAAAATAGAGCCGTTCGACACGAGTACATTCGATAACATATACAACGGCTTGGACTTTGGTTTCGCATCGGATCCAACGGCGTATATACGGATGCACTACGACAAGAAAAACAAGCGCATCTATGTATTTGACGAATTCATGGAGCTAGAGATGATGAATGATGCGATTGCGTCACGGTTGCAGTCCATCATCGGTACCGAATATGTAACATGCGACAGCGCAGAGCCTAAGAGTATACGCGAATTGCAGACACTAGGCATCCGCGCTAAGCCTGCAAAGAAAGGCAAAGACTCAATAAACTTTGGTATCCAGTGGATAAAAAGACACGAGGTTATCATACATCCATCGTGCGTAAACTTTATCAGGGAGATACAGCTGTATCAGTATGCAACAGACAAAAACGGCATCTACATCGCTAAGCCTGTTGACAAAGACAACCATTTATTGGACGCTATGAGATATGCGCTAGAAGAGTGTTTTACGGATGAAACAGCGATATACTTCTAGGAGGTGATGCAGTAGTGGCGGCGTTTTGGGATAAATTTAAGAAGAAGCAGAAGTACAGATATGTTTCAGAGGGTAGCTATGGTCAACCTTATTGGGCGACGCAGAAAGACAAACAATTCATCACCGAAGCATATAACAAGGTGGTTTGGGTATACTCGTGCGTCATGCAGATATCGTCTGCAACATCATCGGTGCCGTGGCTCTTATACCGTAAAGGTCGTGGCGGTAGAAACATTGAGATTGAACAGCATCCCATACTGGATTTGTTGAATAACAGGGCAAATGCGTTTATGTCATCACGTGATTTCATCGATTTATGGGCAACGTATTTAGCGTTGGAAGGAAAGTTTTACGCTGAATACGTGAATCCGAGCATGCCCACGCAAATAGTGCCACTGTATCCACATTATATGAAGCCGATACCGAGTAAAAAAGAGTTTGTATCGGGGTACAAGTATGATAACTACAGCACGATATACTACGATAAAGAAGAGGTGCTGTGGAGTAAATTCAGTGACCCGCTGGACATCTACGAAGGATTATCGCCGATACGAGCATTGAGCCGTACCATTGATACAGAAAACGAAGCGGTGAATTGGAACAAAAGCACGCTACAAAATTCTGGCGTTCCTGCTGGCGTTTTCACGGTGCAGAATCCATCGCCCGAACTCATCGACAATTTACGTGACGAGTGGAAACGCCGATACGGTGGAGGGAGCAACGCACGCATTCCGTTAGTCCTCAATGCAGACCGTGCAACGTATCAACCTATCGGGTTAACGAGTGTTGACATGGACTTCCTGAATCAACGGAAACTGAACCGCACGGAGATATGTTCTGCTTTCGGCGTTCCATCGCAACTCGTGGGCGACCCCGAGGGGCAAACGTACAGCAATTTCGGCGAAGCCGTAAAAAGCTTTTGGGAAAACACCGTTATTCCCCGATACTTGGAGCACATGAAACAAAAGCTACAAAGCGACTTGCTACCGAGATACGCTGATAATCTCGTGCTCGTGTATGACCTATCAAAGATACAAGCGTTAAAAGAATCGCAGGACGCACTTACCAAACGTACCGTCGACTTGTGGAAAAGCGGATTAATCAAGCGCAACGAAGCACGGTTCGCACTGGACTATGAAGAGGTGCAGGACGGAGACGTGTTTTTCAACGACTTGGGCTTTACAACTGAACAACCGTTACCAAGTGAAGGAGAATCCAAAAGCCTTGACGCAAAAAAAAACTATTCAAACAGTTTGAGCGACAACGAAATCCATTTTATGATAGAGTAGCAAAGCAAGTCGCCGAAGCTTTCAACGAGCAACGCAAGAAAATCATCAACGCTACGTACAACAAGGATAATTTTAACAATGAAGTGTTGCAAATCATCGAAGATGACAAAGAGCGGTTTGTTAAGCTGTTTCAAAAGGTGTACAGGGACATCATCCGCCACTTTGGAGCAAAGACGTATCAGGATATCCAATCACGCATTAAATCAGTCGGAGCAACGGAAACGAAAGCATTCGACTTCACCACTGACGACATTTTAACGTACATCAGCGAAACGTCTGCTGAAAAAGTCGTATTAATCAGTGAAACAACAAAAACAGACATCAAAAACATCATCATTGATTCCATGGCGGAGGGTGCGAGTATCCTCACAATGACGGAATCATTGGATAAACTGTACCTTGATAAAATCATCCCGAATCGCAGTCGCACGATTGCACGTACAGAGGTGGTGAGTGCATCGAATTTTGGTTCACTCGCAGGAGCGCAACAGACAACACCGAAGCTACGGAAAGTATGGATACCCACATTCGACGACAGCACACGTGATTCACATCGAGCCATGGCGAATCATCCGCCGATAAAGCTGAACGAATCATTTGATGTCAATGGTTCACGCGGTAGGTATCCTGCCGATTTCTCTTTGCCTGCAAAGGAAAGCATAAACTGTAGGTGCGCCGTGGGATACGAGTACGCAGAAGAAACACAGTCAACAATAAATGAAGAACAACAAATTTTTGAACAACCAAAAACTACCCCAAACCCACTATTACCTGATGAGATCGCAGGGGTAAAAAGAGGAAATCCGATGACGCGCAACGAAGCAAATCACGCAAAAGCGAATCCAAAATTCGGAACAAACAATGGGTACAAAATAAATTGCCAAGCGTGTGTAGTTACTTATGAGGCTAGGTTAAGGGGGTACGATGTTCGTTCGTTACCTAACACAAAAGGTTCTAAGTTAGAAGAATTGTCGAAGCAAACAAACTTGGCATGGATAGACACAAAAACAGGTAAGCCCCCCGAATATATATTTAGCAGCGAAACAACAAATGACAAAAAATTCTTAAAATTTATGGAAGATAACATTAAAGAAAACGAAAGGTACACACTTGAATTTTCTTGGGGCGGTAGAGAACGTAGTGGTCACATAATATCACTGGATAGAGACGAAAATGGAAAATTGCGTTTATATGACCCTCAAAGCGCAAAAACTTACACAGGCAATCAAATTCAATTGTACTTAAAAAAGATTAAGTATGTAATAACAGTTTATGGAAATAAAATACCAGTAGTACCAAAAATATTAAGGATTGACGACAAGCAATTTAATTTAGATTTTGCAAACAATATAATGGAGAGTGCGTTGGAATGAATCAAGCAGATATTATAAAGTTTGCAAAGCAACAGGGCTACGACAAAATATCTTATATCGGAAAATGGAAAGGATGCGAAGTATACGAGCCGATGTTCGATTATGACGGCGTTTCGTTTGTTGGATTGCCTCTTATTATATTAGTAAAAAAGAATGAAATTAGAATGGCTACCCCAAAAGAATCATTACAGCAAATAAATGACACGGAATAAACAAGTGCAGAAGACGACAGAGGAGGTGAAGCATAGTGCCGTTGCCACGACCGATACAAGCAGAAGAAGAGGAATCATTCTTGACACGGTGTATGAGCGACACGGTAATGATTGAGGAATTCCCCAAGCTAGAACAACGATTCGCTGTGTGTAAGATACAGTGGGATGCGGTGGAGGACGAGGAGGACGAGGAAGATGCGGAAGATGCGCTGAAAAAGCTCGTTGCGTTTCTAGAACGATACAAAGGAGGATGAAACATGGACTTCAAGGCGGTTAAGTTTGAAACAAAGGCGATTAGTGATGATATATTCGAGGGCTATGCATCGTTTTTCAACAACATCGATGCTTACGATGACATCATCGAAAAAGGCGCATTCCGTAAAACTATTTCAGAGAATCGCTCACGCATCAAGGTATTATGGCAACATGATGCGAACGAACCCATCGGTTTGCCGATTGACATGACAGAGGATGACAACGGTTTGTATGTTAAGGCTAAAATCAGTATGACGGATACAGGAAAAAAAGCGATGACGCTAATCAAAGATGGCGTTATCACAGAAATGTCAATCGGATACGATGTGGTGAAAGATGATTATAAAATGTTGGGCACCAAGCGTGTGCGTTTGTTGAAGGAAGTCAAGCTATGGGAGTTTTCCCCCGTTACTTTCGCTGCAAACGAAAAAGCTAAGATTATGAAAATGAGGGGCTTGCTAGAATCCGTAAAAGCTGATAAGATGGACACGGCAATAAGCCTAATCCGTTCACTTGGTGCACAGCCGTC